TCGTCTTTGAACCAAATGATTCTCAAACAAGAAAATCAATTTCAGCAGTAGTGGAAACATTGTTTGCTGATCTAGTTGCAAAACGTGGTTTGTATGACTACTCAGTAGTTTGTGATACATCTAATAATACTCCAGCAAGAATTGATAGAAACGAACTTTGGATTGATATAGCAGTTGAGCCAGTTAAAGCGGCTGAATTTATATACATTCCGGTTAGAATCTTTAATACTGGCGAGTTATCAGGTTCATAAGAATAGGAAAGAAAATAGCAAAGAGGCTTCGGCCTCTTTGATTAAAAAAAAAGATAAATATGTTTAAGAGATATATTTAATATTAGGAGATTACAATGGCTTCAGCCTCAGATACATTAAAAAACCTTTCAGTAAGACCAGAAGGTAGGGATAACGTCAATTTATTGATGCCTAAACTGCAATACAGATTCCGTGTTGCTTTTACAAACTTTGGAATTGGCAGTGATGCTGAAGGTTCAGTTACATTGACACGTCAAGTTATTGATGTCGCAAGACCTCAGTTACAGTTCGCAAAGATCACAGTACCTGTTTACAATTCACAAATCTATCTAGCTGGTAAGCACAGTTGGCAGCCACTTACTTGTAACATCAGAGATGATGCTTCAGGTATTGTTTCCAAAGCAGTTGGTGCTCAGTTACAAAGACAATTAGACTTCTACGAGCAGGCTTCAGCCGCTTCTGGATCTGATTACAAGTTCCAAATGAACATTGACATCTTAGACGGTGGTAATGGTGTTAAAGACCCAACAATTTTAGAACAATGGGAACTAGCAGGTTGTTACTTAGAACAAGCAAACTACAATCAGTTAAACTATGCTACATCAGAAGCTGTTCAAATTGCGTTGACCATATCATATGATAACGCAGTTCAAACTGACGGAGCAGGCGCATTAATCGGAGTTGGTGGACCAGGAACTATTTCTGATTCTGTATCAGGACCAGATCAAGGTACTGCTACTGCTTAATCGCAAATAAAGAATTTAAAAACCGGGTTCTGCCCGGTTTTTTTATGGGCTTTTTAAAGAGATAAATAAGAGTATAGGAGAAAATAATGGCCAACAGTGCATTTACAAGTTTAAAAAATAGTCTAGTAGGATCCTTTTTAAGTGATGTCTACTTAAGAGATTACACACATGCGGCTAAAACTTTTATTCCAAATAAGTTTTCAAATGCTCCTAAAGTTAAATTCCTCTTTCATACATATTTTAATATCAATCAGACATCATGGACACCACCTCAAGGTATAGGATCATCAAATTACGGAGTACTAGTTAAATCTGTTAAACTTCCGTCATTTAAAATTTCAACTGATTCAATGAATCAATATAATAGAAAACGTATTATACAAAGTGGAATTAAATATGACCCTATAGAGATTGTATTCCATGATGACAATGCATCACAAATTACAGCAATGTGGAATGCATACTATAGATATTACTATGCAGATTCATTTAATCCAGAACTAAATGGAAAAAAGAAAACATACAATAGACGTAACATATATGATTCATCTTTATCTGATGATATGCAATACGGATTTAGAGGAGATTCATTTACAGGACAAAACGAAAGACCCAATTTCTTTAATGATATTACAGTCTATGGATTATGGAACAACAATTATATTGCTTACACTTTCATCAATCCAATTATTACTAACTTTGCACATGACACGTATGCATATTCTGAAGGCGATGGTACAATGCAGAATAATATGACGATAGACTATGAAACAGTTACATACAACACTGGACAATTTGACCCTAAAGAAGATGGTGATATAGGAATTAACGCAATACCTGGGTTTGGAGCAGAGGCTCACTATGATTACACAGAAAGTCCAAGCGAAAAGTTAGGAGTTGGTAGTGGTTCAGTAGAAGGAGTTGCGGCATTAATGGAAACTATGAATGATCCGAATGCTAGTGCTTTTGCTAAAGCACAGGCATTAGCCAAACTTTCTCAGTTAGATCCATCAGCAATTATAGCCAGTGCTAAAAACGCTGTTGTTGATGGAATAAAAGATGCAGTTAAAGATGCTGTTATTGATAAATTAACTGGGGGATTATTTGGAAATGGATCTAGTTCAGGAACACCAACAGAAGGAGCATCTCCAGCTATGGTTGGAATTTCTAATCAAGGCGGTGTCACAGGTGCAATACAGACTGAAAAGGATCTCACTGCTTTAATTGATTCAGTAGAAGGCACAGGTCAAACAGCAGGGACACAAAACTTTGGAGCATCTGTTAAGAGTAATGTTCTTAGAAATTTAGGAATAGGCGGGTAAGATATGGCATTAGAATTAACACCAACAGAAAATACAATACAAATATTTGATTCATTTTATTCATCAACTATAAGTGTTCCTGTCAACGAATGGGACGTGGTGTATTCATACTTTGTAGGAGTATTAAAAGGTAATTCTGAATCAGAAAGTACTAAAGAAACTGCAAAGAAATTTGCTACAGTACTATTTAAAATCTCACAGCAAACTGGCACAGATATCATGGTGTTTATGGATTACTTTAGAACTAATGTAGAGACTAAAGTACAAGTAAACAGTGAAATGGCATACTATTTAAATCTGTTGAAATCAAAAACAGCGTTATATGGCATTAGTACTGTTGTTAGTCCCAATCAAACAGTTCAACGAAACATCATCGCATAAAAGGCCCATTAAATGGCTCTCAGACAAAAATACGCCCAAGGAACATACACTATCAAACATCCTCAGAAATATGTAGGTAAAGGTAAGCCTAGATACAGATCAGGATGGGAACTCACTTTTATGATCTTCTGCGACAATAATGATAAAGTATTGCAATGGGCAAGTGAAGCAATCGTTATACCTTATATACATCCGATTACAGGCAAACGAAAGAATTATATCCCAGATTTCTTTATCGTCTACCAAGATAAAACTGGTAAAACAAAAGCAGAAATGATTGAAATTAAACCAAAAGCACAAAGTATTATTGAAGAAAAAAGAACTAATCCAAAAACTGCGATCACTGTTGCTATCAATCATGCTAAATGGAAATATGCACAAGCATATTGTAAAACACAAGGCATAGCATTTAGAGTTGTTACTGAAGATGATCTTTTCTACAACGGGCGTAGTAGGTAACTAAATAGATATATGACTAAGAAACTTGAAGAATTGTTTGACATTGCGTCTCAGGATGATAACGAATTAAACGAGCCTATTCCAGGTGTAGCAAAAGAAGTTACACGAGAAGCACTTAGTAACCTCGAGAAAATAGAAACAGCATTGCCTACTGTACGAGGTTTAGAAGCATCTGACCAAGAGTTAGATGATTTAGCTACCAAGGCAACAACAAGTTTTCAAGACCTTATGGATTTAGGTATGCAAGTAGATTCACGTTTTAGTGGAGATATCTTTAGTGTTGCGAGTAACATGTTAAACCATGCTATCACTGCCAAGACTGCTAAACTAAACAAAAAATTAAAGATGATTGACTTACAATTAAAGAAAGCAACACTAGATCAACGTCAAGCAAAAGTTGATGAAAAAATAGACAACATTCCATTAGGAGAGGGCGGCCAGAACTTAGATCGCAATGAATTACTGCGAGTATTAAGTGGGAAAAACTTAGAGGAATGATAAATATATTACACGGGAACAAAACATTATGAGAAGTCTTAAAAAATTTATCGCAGAAAGCGTTCATACTTATGATTACACAATCAAAGTAGCAGGAGACGTTGACAAGAACTTCCTAGAGTTGTTTAAATATAACCTAGATAAGTTTTCACCAGTTGACATCAAAGGTCCAACATCAACACCAATTCAAAAAGATCCATATGGATTTCCAAATTTAAACAATGAACCCGTTCATATCTTTACATGTAAGTTTGCATATCCTTGTACTGAACCAATGGTTCAACAGATGGCTCAGTTATTAGGTCACAATATTAACTATGTAAGAATGGTTGAAACTAACTACAATGATAGTATTACTAAAGAATTAGAGCAATATGAAAATCAAGCATCACCAGCATTAGGCGAACCTGAGTTAGAAGATAACGGAAAAGATGCCAGCAAAGCGTATGGTGATAAATATTTAGATAGCATTCATCAGAAGTCAATAGAAAAAGACGAGCAAAAAGTAGGTCTGCCTGTTGATCAAAAAAACACTAAAGATGCGTTTGATCCTTGGAAACCTTGGACAGACGATCAACAAGGCGGAAATAAAAGTCCTATGACTGATATTAAACGAGGCGCTAAGCCTGAGACATCAGCAGGACTATAAGGAAAATACTATGGACTTTAAAAACATACTTAATCAATTAGACGAGATTAATGGCAATGATACGACTGCATCAACTCCCATTGAAAGTACGCTACAAAGCACTCCCGTTGCTTCTAAGCAGACTTTAACTGAATCTGTTGCTGTTGCTACGAAATCATCAAGACCATCATTAAAAGATGTGTTTAACACTCTCATAGAAAACGATATAACATTAGAGCCTGCTAAGCCAGGAGCAATGGCAATCAAATCAGGTGATGCTACTATCGGTACAGCACATACTCCTCAAGCCGCTAATCAAATGAAACAAGCGATTGAGAAAGGTGACATCACAATGGGTGGTGAGGATGATGAAATGAATGAAAGTGATGAAGATGCTAAGAAATCTGGCAAAAAAGAAATGTCAGACAAGCAAAAGAAATTCTTTGGTAAAAAGAAAGAATCAGTTAAAGAAAGTAAATCACCATCACAAATCGCAAAAGACAAAGCAGACGTTAAACGTGATGACAAAGCAGAAAAAGCAGGCAAAGAAGTCGCTAAAGATGCTAAGTATGACGGACGTAAACACCCAGGTAAAGATGGTAAAGAAGTTGCTAAAGACATTGAATATGATGAATGGAAAGAAAAGAAGCTACCAAGCATTTCACGTATCAAAAAAATGTGTAAA